ATTTAGATTAGACGATTTTATAGGTTCACCATTACCTTCGGCCCAAACTTCTTCCTTATATACTGATTTAAAAACTATAAAAGATACTTATTTTAAAAAGGTTAAAGTTAAATATAATTACTTTGATTATATTAAACTAATACAAAATTTTGATCACACTTTATTTAAAATAATAAAAAATTGGGTCCCTTGGAAAGCAAATACTAAAACAGGTTTATTAATAGAACCACATTATTTAGAAAGAAACAAGATACCTAGAGAGCTTCCTAAAAGAAGTGATGGACAAACTATGACTAATGGTTCACATGCTACCTTTGAAGCTAAAATTTTTGGAGAACAAATAAATCAATTATATAAACTAACTGATAGTTCAGTAATAACCACTAATAATTTATCGCATATAACTAGTAGTAATGGTAAAAGAAAAGAACAAGGAACTAATGCAACTATTAATATATTTGATGAATACACTAATCCTTTTTTGAGAGATTCAAATTCGGAAAATAATCATTCATCACAAGCTCCTATTAACCCTCATCCAACTACAGGAAAACCTACCGGGTATATATCACATATTTCAAATATATTATTAGGAAATGCAACAAAAGGAAAAGTTTCTAATAGGTATTTTCGAACATTAAGAAACGGAAAAGAAACTGATTTTTAGTTATGCCACAATTACCTAATACTACATATTTTTCACCAGCTAATGCTTCTATAAGTAAAAGTTATGATGTTGAATTTGATGACGCATTACAAGAAACTAGATTCTGGAAAGCAAGATCTGAAGGTACACAATTAACTGCTCGTCAAGTTAATTTATTTCTTGAGGGAGATAATACTTATGGTAAAAATCCCCTAATAGAAAATAAAATAGCAGCATTATATGTTGGTACAACTGTAATAGGGGCTGATGGAGAAGATCCTTCTAGGGTTAGTATATCAGGACATAGTTTTATAACAATAGATAAAATATTATTAATAGATATTGAAACGGACAGAGTTAGAATAGTAGATAGACAAAGTATAGTAGATGTAAATACTGGAACTACTAGAGATGAAAAAGCTTTTAAAAGATATGTAACAAGAGATTTTTTTGAAGGATCCCAAGTAAATATTAAATTAATAGATAGAACTATACAGAATTCTTTAAAAACATCTCATTTTGTAAAATTTAATAGAGGTTCGTTAATGAAACTTTATGAATATACTGCTAATGATAATGGGTTTGAAGATGGTGTATTTGGTGGATTTAATGTTAGAAATAATAAAGGAAATGTCTTTACAGGTAGTTTAATGGGACCCGGATTATTTGGATATGGTATGACTTCAGCCGCTAGTAGATCTTTATTTACTAATGATTCAATACAATTTGTAGGATCATTACCTAGTGAACTAAATGATTATACAGGAAATATAAATTTAGATGTAATAGGGTCACAATTAGCACCTATAACATCATCAATTAGTACTGGTTTCTTTGCCTTACAAGCAGAACCGGAACCTGAGCTTCCAGAAATACCCCTAGGACCTTAAAAATAATTAATGGAAAGAAGAAGTACATATAAACCACTATTAGCAACAGGAAGTTTAAAAGCTTTCTATGATGATATTGTATATTGGGAAATGGCAAAAAATAATAATAACTTTTTTGTTACTTTTATGAAAGGAGAATATGCTATTCCTAATAATAGACAAGAATCCATAGGTACTATGGAAATTAGTTTTCCACATACTTCTTTAGGATTTCCTGATTCTACTGGGTCTTTTGGTAGGGGTTTTAATAGAGAAAATGCTAAACCAATAGCATTTTTTCAAAATGAAGAATCTTCTTCAGTGGGAGCAAATATTTTAAATAACCATAATTATGATGGTTTTATTCCTATAACGGAATTAAAAGGAGTTAGACATTTTAAAACTATAATAACATCGTCAGTTTCGGTAAATAGAACATTTACATATGAACTTCATGATCAATCTGAAGGAACTACAATAGTTTCAAGATCAATAGATGCTGCTTATTTTTATCCTTTTTCTAGTCATCAATTATCAGTTTTAAGGGATGAACCTACTTTAATAGTAAATATGGATAAAGAAAGTGAATTAACAGATGGGTTAGGTGATAGTGGGTTTGTAGTAATACCACAAAATTGTCATCCAAAAGTAAAAAATAACGTGGAATATTATTTAGAAAAAGCTGGTTTAATAGAAAAAACTACTGATTTTAAAAATCCTAGCGATAGACTATAATATTTTTTAAAAACATATATATTTATAACAAAACAAACAAAAAATGGGATACTTAGATAACACTTCAATAACTGTAGATGCTATACTAACTAAAAGAGGACGTGAATTACTTTCTCAGGGAGGATTAGGAGCATTTAATATTACACAATTTGCATTAGGAGATGATGAAATAGATTATACACTATTTAATGAAGATCATCCTAATGGTTCTCAATTTTCAGGAGAAGCAATAGAAAATATGCCTTTAATTGAAGCTATACCTGATGAAGGAAACGTAATGATACATAAATTAATTACCCTAAATTCAGGAACATCTAAATTACCATTAATTACAGTTAATGTACCTAAACTAACTTTAAATTTAGGAGCATCAGCTACTATAACTCCTTCTACACTTAATTTTAATGATGTTAGTTCACAATCAGAACCTAGTGGTTATAGTTATACAATAGCAGACAGAAGATTATTAAGTAGATTTGGTGGAAGGGATAGTGCAGGTGATGCTACACTTTCTCAAACTGCAAGATCAGCATTTAGTGAAACAGTAAATGGAGGTAATTCAGTAAGTTTAATAGCTCTTAATAGTACATCATTATTTGGAACTAATAGTAAATTATTAACAACATTAACAATAGAAGGAAGAGATACAGGAGCTAGAATAACAATACCTGTAGAAATTAGTAAAACCCAACTTGGACAAGTATCTGCACAAGCTCAAACGGGTATCACATTAAGATAAAAAATTAAAATATGGCATCATTAACTAGATTTGATCAAAGAGACATTGTAAACGATACAGCGAAATTAACTACATCAACTTGGACAGGAAATGTAAATCAATTAACTGCTGCGCATACATCATCCACACAAGCTATTTTTGGAACCCCTACAAGTTCTGGAGCACATTTTATAGAGGTATTTGATAAAAACCCTCAATCCGATACTACTGCTGAGGTACAATATGCTGTAGCCTATGGTCATAAAGGGGGATCCGGTTCATTAGATTTTACTAATGCTACTAACGGATTTGGATTAAGTCCTACTAGAAATATATATAGTCAATATCGTCAACTAGTTTTTGGGGATGAAACACAGGATTTTAATTTTGTAGATCAAACTTCAGATGATATTTACGTAATTAATGTAAATAGAGCAAGATACAAACATAATTTAAAACCCGGATCTTTAAATCTAGTTTTAGGAACAGCAAATTCTACTAGAATTCATTTAACAGATGATTCCGTATCAGTATCGGGATCATCCACTATAACTAATGCAGGTAGACAATTTAATATAGTATCAGGTTCTAATGGAGTGAGAATAGGAACTAGCAGTACCCCCTTAGCTAATACAGGTTCTTTTGGTTTCTTTTATCCTGATAGTGGTTTTATTGTTTTAAATCCATTAGCTTTAGGGGTCAATAGTGAATTAACTCCTGTTAAAACTAGTAATACTGATTCTCAGAACCATTTAAAATTTGTTAATGCTATTAGTGGAGGAGCTAGTTTTATAGTAGATAGTGAAGAAAAAGTAAGCTCAACATTTTATTTTGCTAGAGCAAGAAACTTTGAATATAATTATACTACTAATCCTTCATTTACAGATGATAATGGAAATGTATTAATTAATTCTATGATAGATAATCCTACAGTATATATTACTACAGTAGGAATGTATAATGATGAGGGCGATTTATTAGCTGTAGCAAAATTAAGTCAACCTATTACAAAAGACTTTACTAAAGAAGCTCTTATTAGAGTAAAATTAGACTATTAAAATGTCATTTAGATGTCGACTGTATACAAGAAATTTACACCACAAGACTACGCAATAGTTCCATTTAATGCTCATAAACAATACGCGTTTACATCTGCATCTGCTGTTCAAAATTCTATAAAACATTTTAAAACCGAATGGACATCTGAATCCATTTCCCTATATAGTTCGGCTAGTTCAACTTATGGAGGTGATAAAAAAAATGTAACTAGATATAATCAATTAGATAATTTATTTTATAGAAATTTTAGAAAAATAGAAAATTTTTCAACGGGATATAAATATATAGGCCAGAATGATATAAATTATTTAAAACATAAAAGAGTATTATATAAAGCAGTTAATATATTATCAATACCTGCTGGTTTATTTGGTCATGAAGTAAAACCTAATTCATTGTATTTATCTTCCAGTGTTTATCAATTTGTAGATGATGGTTATGGTAATCTTTTGATTGAGGGAGAGGATTTAGGAAATTACGAAACTGATATAAGATCCAATGTTTTAAATATAGGACCAGTAAAAGGATTTAAAAGATATGATCTAAATGTATATGATGGTTATTCTGTAAATGGTAGGGACCAATATTATTATTTAGATGGAACTAAAAAACCCAATCCAGTTTCATCATATAGTACTCCTGATGGAGATGAGTATGATGATAGTTATTTTTATAATTTATTAGAATATAAGAATGTTAATTTTTCTGAACAAACACTTAATGATGGATTATTTCCAGGTATAGATTTTGCCAGCTCATCTCTTTCATCAATAAAAGTAAAACATAAAGGTGATTTTAATTTTAATAAAAATGATAATTTTACTATTATGTTTTGGGCTAATATAGATCATGGATCAGGATCTTCATATTTAGTTTCAAAAAGTACAACTAAGGAAGCCATACCTAGTGAAACTCCAAATTTACATAATTCATCTTCAACCACTTATAGTGTACCTTATGAAGTACCTGCAGAACCACAATTTCCTTTTGAAATTTTTGCTGATGAAGAAATCATAAAATTTAAAAGGTCAGATGGAGATGCTTCTTCTACAGTAGAAACTACATTTAGTTTAAAAACTATGACACATTTTACTTTTAGATATAAAGATGGTACTATGGCTATATTTAAAAATGGTGCATCGGCAGCAACTGCTGTTGATAGTACTAGTAAACAAACACAAAATACTGCTAATGTATATATAGGAAGTAAAGGAGGAAATTCAAAATATTTTAATGGTATTATGAGTCAAATTAATATTTTTAATAAGGCACTTACGGATGATCAAATAAATAACCATTACCTTAGTGCTAATGGTTCCCCCTATGTAGGTAATGTTTTTTATAAAAATGGTTTTGCTGCTATAACTCATCCAAAATATATAAATGCATTATCTGACCCTGGTGTAGGTTTTATTAATCATTTAGAATTTAGAGGATCTCATTTAATTTATGAAAATGAATATCAATGTACTATTAAAGAAAATGAGTTTAATAATACAACTAATATTTCGGCTAGAAAAATAAAATCCATAAATGAAGAAGAAATGGCAGGTTTTCAAACTAGTTCAGCTTTTAAACCATATGTAACTACTATAGGTTTATATAATGATAATAATGAATTATTAATAGTAGGAAAATTAGCATCTCCTATTAAAATGTCAAATGAAACTGATACTACTTTCGTAGTACGTTGGGATACCTAAAATATTTTTAGTACATTCATTTTTATGTGGTACTATCTAGATAAACAAATAGAAGAAATTTCTGATCTTCCTAAAAAAGCATTTGGTTTTATTTATCAAACAACCCATATCCCTACCGGTAAAAAATATATAGGTAAAAAATCTTTAATTTATAACTTAAAGAAAAAATTAGGGAAAAAAGAAAAAGCACTTTGGGAAGGAAAAGGACGTCCCCCTGTTTATAAACAAGTACAAAAAGAAAGTGATTGGAAAACATATTATGGTTCACATTCTTTTATTAAAGAGTCTAGTAATAATGATTTAGAAAGAAAAATACTACAAGTGGCTTTTAATAAAAAGGAACTTACATATTTAGAATGTAAATGGCAGTTTGTGTTAGAAGTATTAGAAACCAATAAATATCTTAATGATAATATATTAGGTAAATTTTTTGATAAAGATTTTAGATGAAAGAGGATTTATTAAAACAATTATTAGAATCAGTTTTAGGTAAAAGTAAATCAGCTCGAGGGGGTGAAGAAGCTGTATTTAATTGCCCTTCATGTAATCATCATAAGAAAAAATTAACATTAAATTTGGCAACACAAAAATTTCAATGTTGGGTATGTGGTTATAAAGGACATAGAGCTTTTAAATTACTTAAAGCAGTAAGTGCTTCTCCAAAAATATATGAACTATTAAAAGAAATAGATTCTCAATATAATTTTAAAAAACAAACTCCTAATAAAATACAACAAGATTCTTTGCAATTACCACGTGGAGTAACACCTATAATGTCATCTTCAGCTATATTATCGAAACATGCTCTACATTATTTAAATCAAAGAGGAATTACATCTCAGGACGTAGTTAAATATGATTTACATTATAGTGAACAGGGAGATTTAAGAAATATGGTAGTAATACCTTCATATGATGATAAAGGTTTCCTTAATTATTATGTAGGTAGATCATTTGATAAAAACGCATATATTAAACATAAATTAGCTTCCAGTACTAAGGACATAATTGGGTTTGAAATGTATATAAACTGGGATCTTCCCATTATTTTATGTGAAGGTGCATTTGATGCTATGACTATAAAACGAAATGCAAT